GGCTCCCACGCTCAAGGTTTAATAAAAGCCGGCCAACCAAGACTTTACAATCCTGGCCTATCGATCCCCGATACTGGTCTCGATTGTCCAATGGGTCCGCCTCCGCCAATTGTGTCCTCAGTAATCGAAAGCCCTACTCGATGCATGAATTTGATAAATTCTGGATTTGCCCAAAAATCATTCTCCTTCGCTGCCTTCATAAAGCCCTCCGATCCAAAAGCATCCACGGCACGCTTCACTATCTCATCGTTGCGAGCAAAGTCTTTGCCCCATTCGGTTTTCAATGCATTGATAGTGGACGCATACCTTTCAGCCCTGGATTTTTCAGCATTCTTTGCACTCTGAGTAAGGAGCTGGACCGCATTCTCGTTTGCCCGTTTCCACAATTCAGCCGCTTGTTTCTGCGTCAGTTTCAGATCAAAAGCAAGTTGCTTCGTGGCCTCGAGCTGCTTCGGATCGATATTGACCCGCTTATCAACCTCGAGCTTGTAATCTTCAGGTTTTTCAGGCACGCCAAGTTTCTTATAAAACTCTGCGGCCTTCGGGGATGCATCATCTTCCGGCAGCTCTACCATCTTGCCTAATTTACTCTCGGCCTCGATTGCTGCTTTCGTAAGTTCATCCCATGATTTGAATTTGCTCACGAATTGCAGAATCTTCTCGTCAGACCTCGACTCTTTCGGCAAGGCGGAAGCAAAGCCTGGCAGTTGCGGTGTCGCCTGCGCTCCATCGCCCTGTGCCTGTGTTGCATCCTTCCCCGTAGGCTGCAACGCAGCCTCGGGATTGCTGGGAGAATTTGCAAGACCGTCGAGAAATCCAGCCTCTTTCTCTTCTGCGTCCACTACCTGGGTGGGGTTGTCTCTTTCAAGGCCCGCACTCGGCTCACTTGTTTCTGGCATGTGTATGCCCTCCTTTATTTTCCGCTTGCGAGTATCGTGGAAATTACATCCATAAACCCGTTCGCGTCATTTAGCCCGATTCGTTCCCGAATCAGGAAAATTGCGTAATTCCGTAAAGCAACCCTATCTTCGCCTTGGGAAGCAGCAAGAAAACCTAAATCGCTCAGGATTGAGAAAAGGACCTTCTTACCTTCCGGTGTAGAAAATACCTTTCGATACGTCATCCGAAGCTCTCGCTCTTTTCTTGCCTCTTCTTCCTCTTTCGTCTCAGCCATTTGCGCCTCCCATTATCTTGCCGGCCTGTTCCATCGGGCTTCCTGGCTGCGGAGCTTTCCCTAGTTTGTCAGCATTGTTCAATAGGTTCTGTTGCTGAATAAGCGCCATTTGCTGTTGCTGTTGCTGCGCCATTGCCTCAGCTCTTTGCTGCCGGAGCTTTTCGACATCCTCTTTCTCGCGAATCACGGTTGCCGGAGCTCCAATGCTCTCAAGGCTCTCCCTGGTAAGCGCATCGAAGTCCACGTTATCAAGCGCATCAGGTTTGATTTGCGCCAGGGGCATGATATAGTTAAATGCTTGATTAAGCCCATCGCTCTTGTAGTACCTACGCTGCATCTGGGACAGCCTGCCCATAAATTCCACCTTGAGGAATTTTTGTTCTCTTAATGCATCGATGATTGCCTGCGGGGGATCAGGGAACACGCGCGCGCGGGCCAAGATATTAAAAGATCTCCGCACGGCTGGCTGTAAAGCCTCAAGCTCAAACCTACCTACGGTTGACCCAAGGATTGCCACACGCTCGCCTGCCATCTCGATAACTTCCGTCGCAGTCCGTTGCCGTGCCTCAAGTTCTTCCAATAGCTGGTAAACTGGAACGTTAAAATGCGCATCGATAGCTGCCTCAATCTTATTCTCATTGTCAACCGTGATAGGATAATTTGACCCAAGCGGAACCGGTTCAAACCGCTGCTGTGGGCCTGTCGTGTAAATATGGTATCCAGGGACTACAAAATCCGATCCTTCAAGCGCCGCATCTACCATCATCGGGGGATCAGCAATCAAGTTGCCAAGCGCGATCCGAGAACGCACCATTTGATTCGCGATGTAGTTATCATCGATGACGTCGAATCCAGGGCCACGGCCATAGACTTCGCCGGCTGACTTGTCGTAGCGCCAAATAAGATAGGGCATCTCCCAGTAGCCGCCTACGTCGATAATATGCTGGTTGTGAGGATCATACGCAATGATAATAAAGGGGAATTTGCTTGATATCGGCCTGGAAGCGTATTTGAGGTATCGAGTGTCCATCGGCATCACGATACGCAGGATGGTTGTCGACGCAAAAGGCGTGCGCTGCACGAATTGCTGCCAGGACGGATGAAGACGTTCTACGCCATACCGTTCCGCGAAGGACCTGTAGGACTGATACACCTCTTCGACGACGGTATCGACTTGCTGGTAGGCTCCCTCCGCCATCCATACGGCCTTAGGATGCGGGCAGCGATACGCAATTTTATGCGCGGTGATATCTTCTTCGCAATAGACAATGCCCGTCCCCATCGCCATGGCATCCTGGATTGCCTCGGCCAAGGTCTCATAGAATCCTGCGCGCGAAAAGTGCGCCAATAATTCGCGCTGACAGAACTCCAGCCAATCTTGAACCATATATTGTCCCATCAAAGTTTGATCCTCGAAGGTGAGCACCATCCAATCGGAACGGCGGTCAGCGGTGTAGCCCTGGAAACCGGAGGAAGCAATTTTCAGCGCACGCTTTGCTCTTGTAGAATATTTCTGCGGCGGTCGCGGAGAAGCGTTCTGATTTTCTGGCTTATAAATCAACCGCCGGTCGTAGAATGCATCCGTGATCTCAGACCATACGGATTCATAGGGCTTGCGGTCCGCTTGAAGGACCTGCACCATCTGAGATAGCTCCTGGATTAACGTATCTTCTACCATCACTTCAACCCTGGCCGACTCACCTGCGGCTCATACTCAGGCGGCTGCTTCTGTTTGCGCTTTTCGATAATCGCCTGCAACAATTCCTCCGGATCCGCGCCTGGCATCTGGATCCCCTCGGACCTTGCAAGCATCTGGATTGCCTCTTCGCGGGTCATTCCTTTTGCCTCGTAGCCCTGCAAAAGCTCGTCAACGGCAGCCTGCTCGGGAAGATATTCCTCTTCACCAGTATCGGATTGCCTGGAAGCAAATCCAGGGATATCCGACTGCTGCGGATTTTCGTTGTTTGCAGTCGCCGCGATCCTGTCCAGGAACGCCTGCTCTCTATCGCCAACCGGCTTCTCAGCTTTCTTTTTTGCCATCGAAAGCCCCCTATTCATTGTATGACCTACATTGCAAATAGAATTTACTCAAGTACCCTGCAACGATATGCGCACAAATCTGCAAGAAAAAGTGCAAATTCTGCAAGTTTTCTCAAAAATTCTCAAAACAATCAGTCCCCCCTTGCGAGAATGAGAAAATATCGTTTGTTAGCTATAGTTAGAAACTACTTTTACAATACTTTTACAATTCTTAGCCGTACTTTTACAATAGTTATACAATACTTTTACCTTCGCGCGCCTTACTACACAAATGTTAGCGTATTCTTTTACAAATATTTTACTTTTCTTATCCCATCCTCTTGTAAACCTAATCGTTTAGGATTATATTTATGATAACAAAGCCTGCGGGCGACAGAAGGGCGCCGGGGCTGGGAGGTATATTATGACAAGGGAAGAAGCGGCTCGGCTTCTGAATGAGATCATGCCGAACGAAGAGGACCAATGGACTGCTGAGGAGCTCCACGATCTTGCCGCGCTTGGATTTAATGAGCTCGGCGGAGGTTTTTTAAATCGTGGCGTATTCTTTTTCAAATACGCCGAAGATGCTGAAAGTTTCATTGCAGATGCGCCGGTAACGCGCTCGCTAGTGTGGCTTGATGAGTGAAAAGTAGGAGGTAAATTAATGAATGAACTTGACGCACTGCGCGAGGCTGCGCGCATTCTTGGAAAGGCTGGTGGCTCAGTGAAAAGCGAGCGGAAGGCCGCCGCCGTCCGGCAGAACGGCAAGAAGGGCGGCCGGCTGCCGAAGCGGCAGTACTTTTTCTTTAGCGGCGAAGGGGAGTTTGGAAGCTGGTGCTCCCGGTACTGCACGCTCACACAAGCCCGAAGGTTTGCGGAGGATCTGCGGGCTGGCGGCGACCGCTGGGCCTCAGTTTGGGCTCTCGATCACGTCCGCGACGACTGGCTTGTTTTGTACAACATCGACACGGATGACCTGAGGGAAGTACCCCTCAGAGCTATCATGTACCTATAGTGCTGCCCATTTTTAATCAGCCCCGCTTCGGCTTAACTGCCGCTTGCGGGGCTTTTTTTATTTTAGGCCATACGTCAGCGGATTATAATTTGTTGGCTTAGTTGTTATTTTAGTCTTGCGTAAAAGCTTTCTGGGATATTTCACATAATCGCTCATTAAAGCATACCTTGTTTCATCATATGCATGGTCCTCACTCTCGGTATCGATATCTTCTGGATTGTATCGGTCCGCTGAAATATACGGCACGGTACGCAGCCAATCAGCGCACTTCTCAGAAATTAAAAACATACCTTTCCCATCGGGGCCGACAGCGTGTAGCGCATCGTGTAAAGCCTGCAGGCCGTTAATCCTATCATTGTTTGCCGGGACCATCTCGAATCCGGCTGCTTCGAACGTTTCAGCGACACTCCTACCTTCGCCCGACTTCGCCCAACATGCGGGGTCAGCAACCATAACTCTGACCGTTTCATTGACAGACATTTCCCATGCTTTTTGCGCGACTGCTTGCGCATCCATCCGTAAACCTTCATTCGGTCTACCGGTACAACCGTACCATTCCTTGTACCGGATCACTCGCCCATCTTCATTAACTGCGTACCATCCTATCGAGAAAGGTTTCGCATAGCCCCAGTCCATCGCCGCGAATCGATACCATGAGAGGTCAAGAGTAGGATGAGGAATGACATGCCTATCTCTTGAAAACTCTTCGAGAACCTGCCCGACGATGACGTCCCAATCGCCCCAGCGAAGTGCTTTTACTAAGTGCGGCTGAAAGCCGATAAGACGCTTTTCATAATCAGGGTCCTTCTGCATAAGCACAAAATTATCTTCGAGTCTAGAAGGAATGAACATCCGTGATAGTCCAGTCTGCGGGTCGACATATAATTTGTACGGAGGCGCAACATCAATAAAACGATGCTTTACCCATATATGCCCTGGACGGCCCGGGTTGCCGGTTGCTCGTATTCGGCAAGGTGCTCCGGCTGCAGAACGGCAAAGGCCAAGCATAAATTCATATGCTTCGGGAGTCGGGTATTCTGTGAGCTCATCGAATGCAATCCACGGATATTGATGCCCCTGGTAACCGCCGACATCGAGCATACCGGATAA